AAGAAGCTAAGAACGAGTTATATTCTTTTATCATACAGATGGGGTTGTTAGACCAATTTAGAGAGTTCTCTCAGCATTATAAGGGCGTGAATCATCATGCTGCGTGTATTGATATGCTTGCAGTGTAATTCTTAACACGATTATCCAAAGGCAGTCTTCGCACGACTTTAAAGGCTGCCTTTTATTATTAACTTTTAAACTAAATGATTATGGACGAAATTTGGAAAGACATTGAAGGGTACGAGGGTCTGTACCAAGTATCAAATTTGGGCAGGGTGAAATTTTTAGAGAGAAGGGTTTCCAGTGGAAATAGTGCATCCAGAGTTATTCGGGAACACATCGTAACTCCAAGTCTTAAACGTGGGTATCATCGTATCAGACTGTGTAAAGAAGGCAGTAAACGCTTTTTCTTCGTTCATAGACTTGTTGCTGATGCGTTCATCCCAAACATAGAAAATAAACCTACCATAAATCATAAAGACGGTATTCGCAACAATAATGTTGTTTCTAATTTAGAGTGGGCTACATTCCACGAACAGATAGTACATAGCTATAATGTGTTGCACAGAAAAAAGAGCATGGCACATCTTGGTAAATTCGGCAAATACCATAACCGTTCTAAAGCTGTATATCAAATAATAAATGGCGATGTAATAGCTGAATTTGGCAGTATAAGAGAAGCGACAAGGGTAACTAATATAAGCAGTCCAAGAATTGGCAGATGCTGTAGAGGAATACAGAGCGAAGCAGGTGGCTATCAATGGAAATTCAAAGAGGAGTGAAATCACTCCCCTTTCTTTATGATTTGCTTCTGCATTTCAGCGCTTCTCTTTTCTTCTTGTTCTTCTTTTATTTCTGCAATTTCTTCTTCGATTCTGTCTACATTTCCAGCAAACATTACCCCATGTCGTTGCGACCATACACCACCTGACACAGCTTTTACAGCTATATTAACTTTATCTTCTAAATTATCAAGACGATACGGAACAACTTCTGTACTAATATCTATCGTTTCAGATGCTTTGTTAAATTCAGATGGATTAATAGAGCCTAAAGCAGAGACTATGAAGTTCACACGTCTTTGCAAGAACTCACCTATCACCTCGGCATGATTTTGAACTTGCAAATGTGTCGAAAGAAACACGTAATCGAAAGCTACTCCCGACAAGGCATTTCCAGCGCCGCTCAACTTTTCAAAACTGATTTGCGGTGTATTTGTCATAGAATATGCTTTCTCAAAGAGGGTTTCTACCTCAAATTTTACGGTGTCATTTGCTTGATTCCATGTTAGATACTGAGCATCCGCACCTTCACCTGTAAGTTTGACCATTCTGTCCTTAACCTTACCCATGAAACCCTCTACATCTCCAATTAGCTTCAGCAGTGGGAAGAAATGATAATCGATGCAATCAGCATAATTGGATAATAGTTTCTCCAACCGGACCCGGAAGGTCTTTATCTTCTTGCAATAAGGTTCAGGACGATAAGCATAGAGAACCGGTAGTTTTGAGAATCCATGAACAAAAGGAGTTCTTTCTTCATATCCTTTAGATAAATCCCACTGATAAACCATCTTGTCTGTAATAGTCATAAAGCAGGTAATTTCCGAATCGTCCATGAGTTTTTTCTTATACTCACGGGAGAAAGCAATCATCTTACCTTCATCGTTGAAGAACGGAAAGAGCTTATCACCTCTGAATGGCGACCACAACACACTTTTCAGTTTCTTGGTAGGCTTAACCTTGCCCCCGAAAGTAGTCTTTACTTTCTTCCAGAACTTAGCCCAGAACAAATCATCATCGGTCGCATACCAATACTCGGCAACTTCCTGTTCGGATAACCAGGAACGAACAATCTTCTTGTTCTGATACTTGATTTTGTTGGACTTAAATACAGCCTTGACAGCATCCAAGAGTCTCTTTTCGTCATCATCCGCAGGAGTACAGTCTATAGACGGCTCAGTGCCTACTGTAAAAGCCGTTTGAATGTTTACGATGTCTTGCTCCAAGGGAATAGAGATACGGTTTACCGGTTCGGTTTTGTACTGTGCTTCGGTTTCATAGGCATTACCTGTCTTCTCATCGAAAACTTTCTCCGCTTCCTTTTCAAGAACCTTCCTGTCCGGGTACTTCTCTTTATCCACCATGATTTCATGGCGTTCCGGATTCCAATCATCCCACAACTTGCAGTGGTCGGGAAGCTCAGTTTTCCTACCTTTCTTCAGGTAGCTTATCTTCTGCCCAATATCGGGCAATACTAATATTTCTTCTAAACTCAATGGCATAGCTTATATTTTTAGTGTGTGAATATTCCAGTTAAATCTTTCGGCTTCTGAATCTTTCCCAGAAGCTCACCCAAAACATAATAACGGGCAGCATCTATCCCGTGGTTATCATGGTCTTCGGGTTCATTGATATACTTTCCATCCTTGTCCTTCGCCCACACATACTTTCGGAACTCGCTTTGCAAGTTATACGAATGCTTGGTTATGTATATCTCCATGTCCTGCATCTTATCGATGCCGGCATTGATAGAGCCTGCTCCTTTTTCCACCGCATATATCTTAATACCTCCGTTATGTATTTCTTGAATCAAACGAGGGTCTGCGCTATCGGCAATAACCTTCAATCCCCACGGTCGAAGCGTTTTGATAATGTCAGAAGAAAGAAGTCCGGTCCGGTAATCTACTTCGTCCAAATACAGAGCGTTACCTACAATACCGCACCGAATAGAAGCGGACGGGTCGTGTGTGTAGCCAAAATCTTGCCCGATAGCCACCTTCTTAGCCCAAGCCGGGAATTCATCAACAATTCCCCACTTCTTGAATACAGCACCTTCCGCAACGTCAGCCCAGCGACCGATAACCACATGAGCATACTTTTCGGGATTGCTCACCTTCATATCCTCAACCTCCTTCAGAAACTCTGGAGAAAGATTCTCCAAGTTATCAAGATAGGTAGTATGGATATGAAGTACATTCGGGTGCGTGGAGATTTGAACTTGAACACCGTCAATTTCCACCAGTTTGTGAGTGTTCTCGATGTACTTCTTATAGATGAAATGGTTGGAATCAGTCGGATTCATTATGATAATAACAAAATTATCTATACCGACCTGACGAATGGAAAGCACTATCTTTTCAAAATCGACCTCGTTCGTCCATTCCTCTGCTTCATCACATACAAAAACCGTTATCCCATGAATAGATTTCAACTTGGCTGTCTGATTACCGGAAGATGTCTTGATGCCACGGAACATTATCCTTGATCCAGTTCTTTTATTCAACACGTCCGTTTTTGTGGTCTTGAAATACTTAGATGTTCCGTCCAATTCTATTTTTTCCATAAATTCAGGTATGATAGATATGTGAGCGGAAACCATTGTATAACGAGTATATAAAATTTGATGCACCACATTTTGGTATGGCTCTTTACCACGTGCAAATGTCAGCCTTTCAACGAACGTGGAGCCATTGAACGATTTGCCGGAACCACGTCCTCCCGTGATAAGAACAACGAATTTATCCTTGTTTTTGTAGAGTGGGTAATATATTGGCTGCGGCGTTATCATTCTTCATTATCTTTAATCCATTTATCAATATCAATACCTTTATCGGAGTGAACATCGTCCCCGTCTTCATCCTGCTTGCGCTCGATCTTCCTCCAGTCTTCATCATGGTGATATAGCCAAACAGACATGGCTTGAAGGTTGGGAGCCAGCTCGCTTTCGCTTACTTGCAACTCATCTTCACCTGTCAAGTTTCCTTCTGAATCACGGAGCTTCCTTACAACAGTGCTTTTCGTCTTAATGCCGCCAAGAGCCATCGCAAGGAACTTAGCGCGGACAGTCGCGTTGATGGTCGCGCGCCCACGCGCTAAGACTTGAGATAATTGAGGGTACTCATTCTTCTTAATGCAAAAAGTTTCGGGTGCTATATCAAGTGCGAAAGCGATTTCTTTGTCAGTGAACCCCTTTTTGGCATACGCTTCCACGAGAGAAAGAAAGTCCTCGCTTGTATAGTCAAACTTGGGCTTTCTTCCTCCTTTACCTTTCTTTTTTTGAGATTCACTATTGCTCATATCAATCTACCCGTTCTACTTGTTCATCAAACACTTCTCCTTTTATGAATTTCATATCCGGATCATAACCGAATCTCTCACAGAAAGCGGCTTTAGCTTCATAGGTATCAAAGGATAATATCACATAAGCATCCATGTTCTCAGCTTGCTTTTGTGCGTTCTCTTTTACCTGTTGCTTGACATCCTTCATGTGAGCGGTCTTCTCTGCACGTTCTAACTGCCTTTGGGCTTTGTCTGCTTCGTTCTGCTCGTTTACTTCGGACATTACGTCATTCAAAGCATCGGCCAGTGAGTTTTCTTCATCTGTCTGGAGAAGGAAGTCACATCCGATCAGATTCAAATCCTCTTCTGTTAACCCCGCATCCTTGTAGTCGATATCAGGAATCAATTCACGAAGAGCGTCATAATCCCATGATCCCATAGCATTGGGATTGTTCAGGAGTATGTTCAATTCCTTTTCAGCCTTACCGTCCACATCGATCACATCTACACGGATGGTATAGTCATTATTGGGGAACTTATTCAGATCATCCATTACAGCCAAACGCTGATGGCCACTGACTACGGTCATACCTGTGCGCTTGTTTACGATAATACCGCCAAGCAGACCGTATTTCTTAATCCCTCGTTTTAAGCTCTTCTTTGCTTCTTCGGAAATAGTACGAGGATTATATCCGGCCAAATGGATAGAAGAACGTAAGAGTTCAATAGATTGGCTCTTGAAGTATTTATTTAGTTCCATTGTCATATTCAAATAAAATTCGCTCACTCATTGGGAATGCCTTTAGAATCTTCTTTAAGTCATTTGGGTAATTCTCCCTCATCCAAAGGAAGCATTCAAGGTTGAAACCGATACCGCCGGATGACTTCTTTGAGTATCGGACCGGTTCGGGAAGTTTCTTCATCTTCATGTAAGAGATGATATCCTTTTGCGTCCAGTCCGAAAGAGGATATACTTTACCTGCATTCTCACCATTCTCGTAGGTGTTAAGCATTAACCGCCTGTTCATCGAGTCGGCTTTCTTCATGCCGTAGAATGTGTAGTAGATTCCGTACTTCATTCGCATGGCTTTCTCAATATCCGCTAACTTCAACAGCTTGATTTTTGGATTGGGTACACAATACATACCGCCTCGAAGAATATAGGTTAGGTTCCAATGTGGCACCTGTACAAACTCGATCTTTGGATATTTTACTTTTACCCAATTTACGTATCGCTCAATATGCTCTAATCCCTCTACGAAGTACATGAATACACAAACGATACGGTCAAACTTTGGGTACATCAAATCAAGCAGAACCAAAGAATCTTTACCAAGCGAACAAAACAATATAGCCTCACTCGATTTTACCCGAATGAGGTCTATATATTGGTTCGCTTGCTCGATCTTGCTCATGGATCAACCACTTGAAAGACCGAAGCTGACACGGACATCGCTATAACGCTGCCTGCGTGAACCCAACTGAGATGTGCCAGCTGCACCACCCCTTTTTGCCACTAATCTACCACCTGCGCCTGCACCATTCATATTTCTGCGAGGTCCGGCTACTCTGTTAATTCTTCTTGCGACTCAGCTTTCTAATTTTAAAAGTTAAACAATCAATCTATATGTTTCTCTAATATCTTGCCCAAAGTATAGTCCATTTGGGCTGCGAGATATTCTTCACCTTGATACTCGTAAACAACATCATTGCCCTCTTCATCGGTGAGAATTACTGCTTCTGCGTTCTTTACTTCAACGATGATATAAGGTCGTTTACCCGTATATGCACCTGTCAGAAGTTTGATGGCATCGTACTTGATAGGCTTCAATTCTACTTCACCTTCTTCGGGCAGTTCTGCATCAGCCGGATATTCTTTACCGTCACATAGGTAAGTGATATACTTCTTAGCGTTGGTTGGTCTGATTTCACGGTATTCGTGGGTTTTCTTGCCTGCCAAGATTTCATCGAAATACTTCTGTTTGATGCTTAATGTAAGAATGTTCATAATCGTGTCTTTTAAATTAATAATTAAGTAGTTGCGGGTAACGGATTCGAACCGCTGACCTTCACCAAGTCAAAGTGACGAGCTGCCCACTGCTCTAACCCGCGATAGTACCCCAAAGATACTACCACAACCAAAGATAACGAAATATCTTCAAATTCTATCTGTGACAATCAGTTTTAAGTCACAGAATCTTTTTCAACCAGATATCCCTTTTCTCTCTGCACGCCCCTAAAGTCGATGCACAACAAGAAAACAACTCACCGCTTTCAGTACGGTAGTCATATTGATACATTCTCACTCTCTTTCCTCTCAACTTGGTATTGTAGGTAGTGTAATTTTCTTTTCCGGGTTGGCATACGCTGCAACCGTTTACATTTATTGAGTTCATAAGCCTTGCTCTTTTAATTGCTTCTCGATATGCTTTATTGTGGATAGTAATTGTTTTGCTTCTTTCGATTTGGGTACATACCAATATTTCAGTGGATATTCACCCAGATTTGTAATATCCCAAGTCGCTTTCTGATAATATTGCTTTTCTAATGCAGGCAAGATAAACTTCGCATCGAAAGCTGTCATTTCAAGCACTATTTTGGCGTTGTCAGGTATTTTAGTTGAGTTCATAAGCTAATATTTAAGTAAATTCTACATCGCTAAGATTCAATACACCTTCATTTGTAAACTCATACCCTATGTATGTAACAGAATTGCCGTTTACAATGTAATACTCTGTCAGATTATCATCATTGCTGTGTGCGAAAATCAAGTCATTTGTTACACTACCTTCTCTCTTTAAACCTATGTAATAGTTGTTATTATAGCAACTGATTTCAGGGATATGTTTAAATGTACCTGTATCTATACCGTCATAGACACCGTACCTCTTCTTGAAATGTTCATCCATAATCAATCATATTGTGCAGGGTCTTCACCCTGCCAGTTCAACTTGTGCTATGTTTAATCTCTTGCCTCTCATTGCATTCAGTTTTGCTGTCATCTTATTTGCTGCTTCTTCTGTTACCTCTAAAGATGCCATACTATTATCATATCCATCTATTACCAGATAATAACCTCTTGACTTCTTTACGTAAAACTCATTTAATTTATGCTTTTTCATATAACTCGTTACTTTCATAATCGTGTGTATTTAAGCGTTAATACCAATTGCTTTTCTCATAAAGTCACTTGCTTGCTCTAC